ACCTTGATGGATTCTTTTTTGTAATAGATCGGGAGCTTTGTTATCAAGAACAAAGTTATAAAAACTTTCCCAATCGTTTGTAGTGTGAGTTGTTTTAACTTTTCTGTATGCAGTGCCAACAGATGTCGATACTGATTCAGCGTTAGTCTTTTCAAACTCCTCCAACAACTTCTCTTTTATTAGTTGCATCTTTTCATCTAGCTTAGCAACTTGCTCCTCGTGTTGCTTAACGAGATCTTCTTTCTTAGAACGTATATTAATATACACACGAATATACTGCTCTATATCTATCTTATCCTGCTCTGAATCTTCAGGACTAATTAAATCTAATGTCTCCATATTGTCGTTCTCCATAGTTGTTATATCTTGATGATACACATTTAAAGTGTACATTGCAAGTCTTTTTTAATTTATTTCTTCTTTATATAAGTCGATGATTTTAGTGTGGACATGCTCTTTGTTCTGTAGCATTTTATAAATCTTTTTCTCTACAGCGCTACCTTCAATATTAATGACAGTAGTCTTATTAACTTGTCCTGCTCTATGCACTCTGGCGTTAGCCTGCATATATGTCTCTAGACTCGTAGTCGGGCCAAACCATATAACAGTATCAGCTCTTGTTAGTGTCACACCATGTGCGGCCGCTTGCGGCTGTATGACTAAAACCTTTACATCATCTTCCGTTTGAAAACGATTAAATATCTCAGCTCTTTTATGTGCAACTACATCACCACTAATAATAGTATTACTTATTTTATTTTTATTTAGAAACTCACTAACCATCTCAATTGCATTTCTAAACGGTACAAATATAAGAGCCTTGTGTGAGGTTTCATCAATAATTTCTTTGATAACATTTAGTCTAGCTTTCGCATCAAACCGTACTGTTTCTTTTTTATCTGAATACACCGCTCCACAACTTATCTGTAATAACTTTTGCATCAGAGCCGCGGCGTTAACAGCAGATATTTCTTCTTCAGCGGCCTCAATATAAAGTCTGTTTTTAATATCTTTATAATATTTTTCTTGTTGTTTTGTGAGTGGTACTTCTCTTGTTTGGTAAGTCAATGCAGGTAAATCTAAACATTGTTCTTTTGTAAATCGTATAGCAGGCTGTAAAACATTATGTACTTTCTGTGTGGCCTGAGGCTTTGGTATCCAAGTAAACTGTGCTACTTTCAACATAACCTGATCTCTCCAGTTACCTAAAAATCTAGGTGTATTATCTGGATTAACTAACTTAGCTAAACCAAAAGCATCTACAGGAGATTGAGCCGCAGGTGTTCCTGTCATCATCCATAACCTGGTGCTAGGCTTAGCAGATAAAATTCTATTCAAACATTTCCAACGTCTTGTCTGAGGATTTTTATAAGCGTTAGCCTCATCTACAATAATTAAATCAAACCCACCGTTAACTATTTCTTCTTCAACTATCTCAATACCATCGTAATTAATAATAGCAAAGTCAGATCCTTGATCTAATATATCTTTTCTTTTGGATGGCGTGCCGTAAACAACATCACATGTTCTGTGTGTTGCCGTTCTAAAAATATCTTGTTGCCATGCGGATTGCATAATAGATAAAGGGCAGACTATTAATACTCTATCTATCTGGCCTTCATTCATAAGATAATCACACGCCCATATTGCACTGGCAGTTTTACCTGTACCCTGCTCGTTAAAACAAAATGCTCGCTTGCGTAATGATAGAAATGATGCTGTCTTTTTTTGATGCTCGAAAGGATCAAACATCCCTGTAAATTTATAATCTCGAATAATTGGTGATTCCACTTTTACCTCCATCTCAGTTAATTTTTGAGCGTTCTCCAAATTCCAATGTACTAAAACTTTTCCATCTTGTAAAGACTTTGTATCTTTTACTACATCAGTCACTCGTTTGGGGTTACGTAATCTTAACAGTAACTCCCGGTTCTCCACTATTTGCATCTATGCTACAGATTTATCCTTATTCCTCTTAAATGACCTATTCTTGCTAGGCTTCTCCAACTTGTACCCATCTTTATTTGATCCTCCTTTACTTAACGCTTTTTTATGTGCGATGTCTTTACCTTTTCTATTAACACCATTCTTATCTAGTTTACGTCTCGCACGCTGTCTTTCTAATCGTGCCTCATGCACGCCTCTATTCTTTGCAATTCTTTTCTTTTGCTGTTGATATTCTTTTTTATAATTACGTTTTTTCTTTTTGGTAGCCATAATTATCTCTTTCCATTATGTGGGCAATGGAGTATGGGGCAATATTTATAACAAGTAAAATTGGGTTTTGCATTCCATACATCCTCTTTAAAGCATGTATCCATAATATCTACTTCCTTATAAAAGTTAGACATTATGCCAATAACATCCCCTCTATCATAAGATTTTGTGATAAAATCGTTGGTCACTAAAAAAAGCAGGCCTGCCTTTATTTCAGTAAGATGGGGAAAGTGAGTAAATGCGGCTACGGTAAATAAGTCAAGTTGTTTAATGTCTGCATATTTACTATTTTTCCCTGTCTTATAGTCTATTATCTTACCCTTATCTCCGTTAACAATCAAGAGATCAATTACGCCTCTCCACCACACGTTATCATCGAAGAATTTACAAGGCTCCAGCTCTTTAGTCATGCCTAATCTCAGCTCACAATGTTTCTCACCCTTCATCTGTTTCACTCTGTGAACCGGCTTACAAACTTCAGCATACTTTTCCGGAATAGCTACATCATCTTTAACATATTCCTCAGCAACTTTGTGTACTTCATTACCATAAATTAAAGCATGTGTTTGTTTTTCAACAACATCCTTTTTTACTTTCAAATGGTAGTATTTTTTAGGACACTGCTGAAACAGTGATAAACTCGAATATGACCAGGCGTTACTCATGTCTATATTATAATCTAATTACCGGTTAAAAGATAATGTTTTACAACATCTAAAAGGCCAAGAAGCTCAGTTCTACTGACGTTTGACGTGATGCCTATCTCCATAGATCCTTCATCTAACTCTTTACCCTCTTCACCAAACACAATGGTAAATCCTTTAGTAAAGTCTCCATTATCAATAACCTGTTTCAACTCATCACTCAAATTATTAAGACCTTCTCTAGCGTTTTCTTGTGAGCTTTTTATAGTAGGTAAAACTTTTATCCTATCATTCATTTTTCTCACCAATCAGAATAGCCTCTTTCAAATAAAACTCAGCCTTCTTTAAATCTTCTTGCACTTTCTTTTTATCTTTGTGACCTGCTCTTGAGAGATACTTTAAAACATTCCCAACGCAATAGCCAACATACCCATCAGTGCCAAGTTTAGCCCTAATAAAATCAAGGGTCTCGATACCACCCACCTTGTAGTGCGGAGGGTGGTTAACCATGTCTTCTTGTACATTCGTCTTAGTGTCATTTGTTTTTACCTCCTTATTTCCAGTTGTTTTCCAGTTCATTTGCTGTTCCTTCTCTTCTCTATATCTTTTCTATTTGTTTCTATCTTTTTATCTACGTCACGCCGCTGAGCCTCATGCCTATCTCTCAACGCTTTGCGCTCCCAATAATTATCTGATTTCCACCATCCTGTCATTTTGATATACCTCCATAACTATTTCCATGTCCTAGTTCACAGGTCAAGGGTAAACCCTCAGCCCACTCCGGCGTGTAGTTCATGCATTCTTCTACATACTGCAACGCCTCGTCTTTCTCTTCATTTAAAACAGCACAAGCTACAGCGTCATGCACAGTAAGTACAACCTGGTATCGCTTAGCTATTAATAACATCTGCTCACCAATAATTATTCTTGCTAGTGCTTGTACTACATTCTCTGTTAGCTTACCGCCATAAATATGTTTCAACTTTCCACCACGACCCTCATACATAATCTCTTCATCGATCTTTGGTTTCCATGTTGCTGATGCTACCGCAGGTGGTGTAACGTCTTCGTCTTTAGCTACCCGCTGTAAATTCTTATAATGAATCTTCATACCATTTGGTAATAAAATACTATCCAGGCCTGGAGTTACAATCCCTGGTTTGCCGTAGGGACTATGCATCTTATCAATATCCCTTGACATGTTTTGTAATAACTCATCACCTTGTTTCCATAAGTCAGCTATACTGCTAGCAGAATCGCGGTAGGCGTACACAATTTTTTTACATTCACTATCATCCATAATAACGCCAGCGTTTTTAACTGTCGCCTGAAATCTTTTATACCCCATCCCATAACCACAACCTAACACACAAGTTTTACCAATAAATCTTTCTGCGCCTGTAATATCTTCTACTGGCTTATCATAAATTTTACTAGCCATGTGTTTATATACATCTTCTTTTTTTCTGAATTGCTCAACAACATCATCTTGCCCGGCAAACCAAGCCAACACTCTAGCCTCAATTTGTGAAGAATCTGAATCAATCAGCGTGTAACCTGACGGTACAATAATACCTTCTCGCATTTTATTCTTTGGTAAATTCTGTAGATTAGTTTTATCTGTACCACCCCACCTGCCGGTGTGCGCGGCGTAATACCTCAATGGGATCGGTAGAGCCCCACGCTTAGCAATCGTTAAGAATCTATTAATCCTTGTTTCATTAATTCTACTCTTAATATTTTTTCTAGCCTCAGCTACTAAACGGATCTCTTCGTCTTCATGTTCAAATAATTTTTTAAATCCCTCATCAGACTTTGCAAGTGCGTAAGTTTCTTTACCTGTAGTCGGGCTGGTCTTCATTGGAACCTCAATACCTTTTGATTCTAAAAACTCAGCAAATTGTTTATTACTTGCTAAAACTTTCTCATCAACTCCGGAGGCCTCTAATAGTTTTGCTTTTTCTTTTTCAATAACGCGTAGTTCAGCGTTAAGTAAAGGAACATTGATCTCCAGGATAGGATCATTGTGCATGCGTAAAGTTACATCAATAAGTTTAAGTTCAGACTTTGGGAAACCAACGGCAATCTTTTTAAATAATTCATAAGTTAAATCTACATCATTAATACAATACTTTGCATAGCGTTCTAACTCTTCTTTACTAAAATCATTTATGTGTTTACCAAGCGCGTCTTCAACTTCTGTACCTTTCTCACCTATCTCGTAGTACTTTGACATGTTTGCTAATGATACGGAATGAAACGAACCAATTAACGCTTGACCCATACTCAATGTATCGAACCACATCTTGGCATGCTTACCAAAAATCTCAGTCAATATAAAAGAATCAAACATGGTGTTATGTGCTAAACAACCTGAGTTCTTCCAATCATATTTATTGATCGCTGATCGTAATTCATCAAGCGTGCCGGTGTACCACACCGTAGGCTCATCATTTTTCTTTATTGCGAATCCAATAATCTCAAACTTCTCATCTCGTACATACTGCTCTGTTGTAAGTTTTGCTAGAGAATATTTTTTATCGTAATACGTTTCAAAGTCTATTGTTAATAAGTCCATCTTAATCTTTCTCGTTATCTAACTTTTTATAGACCAACACAAACGAATCACATTCAGGGCAGGATAGATTAGTGACGATATATTCAAACCCTTCATCGTCTTCATCATCATGATCACCACCCCAAATAAGTTCCGTGTTGCAGGTATAACAGTTCATTACTTTCTTCTAGCTTTTAAAAATTCTGTACACGTTTTACATTTCCATCTTGGACGCCGGTTAGATATAGTTGTACTCCCGCCCTCAATACTTGCGTATTTCCCACAGTTTGAACAGTATCGTTTCCCGGTGATGCGTGCCTCTGCTTTACTAACA